GCATACTGTATGGAGCTTGACCCACGATATGTTGACGCAGCTATCGACCGCTGGGAAAAATTCACAGGGCAGAAAGCAGTGAAACTGAATTGAGGTGAACATAATGACCGCAAAACAATGGAAAGCTAAGATCAAGCGGAATTGCAAGGCGGTCGGCACATACAAGAAGGAGTTCGAGCCGGTAATTGATACGCTGGCAAATATCCTCGAAAAGCGAGACGAAGCCGAGGAACAGTTCACGGCTTCCGGTCGCCGTGCTATCGTTAAGCATAAGAACAAAGCAGGCGCTGAAAACCTCGAACAGAACCCGGTGCTCCGCATCATCAATGACCTCAACCGGGATGCACTCACCTACTGGCGCGAGCTTGGACTTACCGCAGCAAGTTTGAAAAAAATCAATGAAGCAGCTATCAAGGGTGGAGCAGAGCTCTCTCCGCTCGATAAGGCACTGTTAGAGCTTGGCGGATAGTAAGCGCTCAGCGTGGCGATACTGGAACGATGTTCTCGACTATGCCAAAAGAATAAGAGACGGAAGGAAAAGAGCCTGCATCGAACTGAAGCAAGGCATCGAACGCTTCTTCCGGGATCTTGACAATCCGGAATATGAGCTCGACCACAAAGGTCCGGAGTTCGTTATCGGCATCATCGAGCGAACAATCTGTCACCAGCAAGGTGAGAAGATCGACGGTACACCGCTCAGAGGTAAACCGTTTCTTCTGACGGACTATCACAAGTTCCAGATATACAACCTTCTCGGCTTCCTGCATAAAGGAACGACCAACGTCCGATTCCATGAAGCGATGATATTTATTCCTCGAAAGAACATCAAGACATCCTTTGCCGGTGCGCTTGCGTGGGCGCTGTCGCTCTGGTACAGACGTTCCGGCTCTATGACATATATCACATCCGCAGCGCTGAAACAGTCTCTTGAAAGTTTCGACTTTCTGACGTACAACGTCAAGAAGATGAAGCTTGACGATAAGCAGGGCGGCACGTTCAAGATCCACGACAACAGCTTCGAGCACAGTATTGAGAACACCTTTGCTGATGGCTCGATGAAGATACAAGCACTCGCGTCAAGTCCGGATAAGCAGGATTCACTCAACTGTAATCTTGCTATCGTTGACGAGATACACGCATTCAAGACACCGAAGCAGTACAACTTGTTCAAGGAAGCTATGAAGGCTTATACCAACAAGCTCTTGATTGGTATAACAACAGCCGGAGACAATGAGCAAAGCTTCCTCGGTCGCCGTCTGGCTTACTGCCGGAAGGTGCTCAACGGAACAGTCAAGGACGAGCAGCTGTTCATCTTCATGTGCTGCGCGAACGAAGACGAGAACGGATATATCGACTATACCAATCCGGAAGTTCACGAAATGGCTAACCCGGGATATGGCATAAGCATCCGACCGGAAGAAATCATGCAGGACAGTATGCAGGCTCAGAATGACCCACAGCAAAGAAAAGACTTCTTTGCAAAGTCGCTGAATGTTTTCACATCGTCAATCAAGGCATATTTCAACATTGAGGAATTCCGGCGAAGTGATAGGAACTTCGACTTCACACCGGAGCAGGCAATGAAGATAGTGAAAAGCTGGTACGGTGGAGCTGACCTGTCGAAGCTCCACGACCTTACAGCTTCCGCTCTTTTCGGTTACAGCAAGGAATACGATGTGTATATCATATATCCGCACGCTTTCTTCCCTGTTGCCAATGCGGCACAGAAAGCCGATGAAGACGACATTCCCCTCTTCGGCTGGAAGGACGACGGATGGCTCACCATGAGCAACAATGCAATCACGAACCCGGCAGACATAGTCAACTGGTACAAAGAGCAGAAGCGCCGGGGCTTTCATATAGCACAGGTCGGACATGACCGAAAGTTCGCGCGAGAGTATTACCTCGGAATGAAGCGAGCCGGTTTTAACGTTATCGACCAGCCTCAGTATTTCTACAAGAAGTCTGAGGGCTTCCGCTTCATCGAGCAAATCGTGAAGCAAGGGAAGCTGTACTACTTTCACGCAGAGCCTTTTGAATACTGCGTACAGAATGTCTCGGCAATAGAGAAGACCGACGACATGATCCAGTATGAGAAAGTGCAGAAAAACCACAGGATTGACATATTCGATGCTGCGGTCTTCGCAGTTGTAAGATATCTCGAAGCGCTTGAAAAACAAAGTGCTGCGGAAGGATGGTGGAAATGAGCAAGTACACAGATCAGCTTATCCGGCAAGCAGAGCCTGAGAAAATTCCGGTAAAATGCCAGTGTGGAAAGCGCATAGCGGACCGGGACAGTAGGTATATATACATATACTGCAAAGCTTGTAAGAGGACACACAAGTATGAAATTAAGAACTGTAATTAGACCTGAAGTTGAAGTCGAATACTCAACAATCAGGCAAAGATTGATAGCTTATTATGTATGGCTGAAATTCGTCGTATTAAAAAGCAGAGTAACTATGGTGTTCAAATTGAACGAACATATATGTTCAGAGAGAAAATGCTTGATTATTCCAAAGTATAAGTTCATAAAAAGAACTTAGCTGTTAGCACTGATTACCTACATCAGAAGCGTTGTATATTTTGCGTGAAAATATACCGTACACGAGGCATACGCAATGCCTCGAAAAGAATATAAGAGCCAGAGCCACAGAGCCAGAGCCACGGATTGAGAAGTATCTCAGTTTGTGGCTCTTTTTATTTTATCGAAGGTCGGTGATAGTTTGTCAAAGAAGAAAAAACAGCAGCAGCGTTCGTCCGGAGCAAAGCCACAAATCGGACTTTGGCTCGGTCAGGACGATATATGCTGCACTGGGTATACATCCCTTGATAAATGCCCGGAGATCGTGACAGCCTGCACTAAGATAGCGCAGATGATCTCGACAATGACTATTCACCTTATGGCAAACACTGAAAACGGCGATATCCGCATCAATAACGAGCTGAGCCGAAAGATAGACATTGAACCGTCTCCATACATGACGCGAAAGCAGTGGGTTGAAGCTGTTGTGATGAACCTGCTGTTATACGGCAAAGGAAACAGCATCGTCCTTCCGCATACCGAGGAAGGATATCTCGGCAGCTTGGAAGTTGTCGCTCCGTATCGTGTCGGCTTCGTACCTGATACACTAAGCCGAAGCTATACAGTCAACATAGACGGCAAGTATTTCAGCCCGGATGAAGTTCTGCACTTCACACACAACCCGGATCAGTATTATCCGTGGAAAGGTAAAGGCTTCACGGTCTACCTCAGGGATGTTGCAAACAATCTGAAACAGGCAGCAGCAACCGAGAAAGGCTTCATGGAGAGCAAGTGGAAACCTTCTGTAATCGTCAAGGTTGATGCACTGACGGAAGAGTTCTCAGGTCCGGAAGGAAGAAAGCGCCTGCTGAACGAATATGTTCAAGGCACAGAAGCCGGTGAACCGTGGCTGATACCTGCTGAGCAGTTCAGCATCGAGCAAGTCCGTCCGCTTACGCTGTCAGATCTTGCAATAGCTGACGTTGTGAAGCTCGACAAGGCAACGGTCGCAGCCGTTCTCGGTGTTCCTGCTTTCATTCTTGGAGTTGGTGCGTACAATCAGAAGGAATGGGAGATGTTCATCAACACGACAGTTCTCAGCATCGTGACGGAGCTTCAGCAGGAAATGACGAAAAAGCTGATACTCTCACCGAAGATGTACCTCCGTTTCAATTACTGGAGCTTGCTGAACTGGGATATCAGAACAATATCTGATGTATTGCTTGCCGGTTCGGACCGTGGCTTCATAACCGGCAACGAGTACCGTGACCGCATCGGCTTCGAGCCGAGAGAGGGACTTGACGAGCTGCGAGTATTAGAGAACTACATCCCTTATGATATGGCAGGCGCACAGAAAAAGCTAATACAGGACGGTGATGAGTAATGCCGAAGGCTTCCTGTCAATACGAAGGACGCAGCGGCGAGTATATCCTGTGCAAGCTCACAGGCGAGCACTGCGGCAATGTTAAATTCTGCCGAGCAGAGAATCGCTGGAAACTATCGGACAATGCAGTCAACTGCACGTTGCCGAAGAAATATAAGGAGGGTAAATATGGAACAGCCA